CTGGATAGAAAATAAAATGAATGAGAAGATCAATAAGATCTTAAAAACACAGGAGGTTGACTATGTTATTGCTTCAGATACTGATTCCATCTACCTTAATTTGGGTCCTCTGGTTGAGCGTGTATACGAAGGACGAGAGAAAACTAATCAGAATGTTGTTGGGTTCCTTAACAAGGTGTGTGAGAATGAATTTGAGCCTTTTATTGAAGGTGCTTATGAAACGCTGGCCAGGTATCTAAATGCCTATGAGCAGAAGATGTTCATGAAGAGGGAGAACATTGC